TAGGAGCTCATAACGTAGCTACTTTAGATGAGATGAAAGAATTACACTTATACGACTTTGGTATATTTATCGACTTAATGCCAGATGAAGAGGAGAAGCAAGTGTTAGAGAATAACATACAAATGGCTATACAACAAAAAAGCCTAGATATAGATGATGCTATTGACATACGAGCTGTTAAGAATTTAAAAATGGCTAATCAGTTAATAAAATACAAGAAGAAAAAGAAGCTAGAGAGAGAACAAGCTATGTCAGAGCAAAATATAAAAGCTCAAGGCGAGTCTCAACAACAGACAGCTCAAGCGGCAGCTCAGTCTCAAATGCAAGCTAACCAAGCTAAAGTGGAAGCTGAAATGAAGTCTGAAGAACAAAAAAACGGTTTGAAAATACAATACATGGAAAAAGAAGCTGCAATGAAAATGAAGCTAATGGACCATGAGTTTGAGATAAACAAGAAGTTGAGGGAGATGGATAACCAAGCTTCGTCTGCAAAAGAAACTCAAAAAGATGATCGTAAAGATAATCGAGAAAAAATGAAGGGAGAACCTAAAAACTTTGAGTCTGCTAATGATAGCATGCAAGGTGGAATGGGTGTATCAGGATTAACAAGTAACTAATTATTTAATATTATTTTATCATGGAAGAAAACAAAGAAGACGTTGTCGAGGAGACTACGCAAGAACAACCGTCACCGGTATCAATAAACGATGATGGTGATATAAAACTAGATTTAACAAAAGTAAAAGTAGAAGAAACTGTAGAACCTGAAGCTGAAAAAGTTGAAGAAGAGGTTGTGGAACCAGTAGCTGAAGAAAAACCTATTGAAGAGGTTACTGAAGAAGTTGTTGAAGAAACGCCACAAGCTACAGAAGAAGACATAGTAGACATACCAGAAAACGTTCAAAAACTAATGGACTTCATGGAAGAAACTGGTGGTAATCTACAAGACTATGTTAAATTAAACACAGACGTCAAGGAAATGGATGATTCTGAGGTTTTAGAAGATTATTACAAATCAACAAAACCTCATCTTGACGGTAAAGAAATTAATTTCTTATTAGAAGACCAATTTTCTTTTGACGAAGAGGTTGATGATGAGAAAGAAGTAATGAGAAAAAAGTTAGCCTTAAAAGAGCAAGTTGCTGAGGCTAGAGCTCACTTAGAAGAGTCTAAATCTAAATATTACAATGAAATCAAAGCTGGTTCAAAGCTTACGAGTGAGCAACAAGAAGCAATTGATTTCGCAAACAAGTACAATCAGGAGAACGAGCAGAACACGGAGGTTATAAAATTACAACAATCAGCGTTTCAAGATCAAACTAAAAAAGTATTTAACAAAAACTTTGACGGATTTGAATTTAACATCGGTGATAAAAAAGTAACTTATAACATTCAGGACGTTGACAATGTGCGAGACAAGCAGTTAGACATTAATAATTTCGTTGGAAAGTTTCTAAACGATAAATCAATAATGGAAGATGCTGCTGGTTATCACAAAGGATTGTTCACTGCGATGAATCCTGATGCAGTAGCTAAACATTTTTACGAGCAAGGTAAATCAGATGCTATAAAGCAAACGGTTGCCAACTCTAAAAACATTAATACAGCAAGAGAATCTCATAAAGTTTATGAAGGTGACAACGGTATTAAGTTTAAAGTTCTAGGAGATAGCGGTAATGACATGAAACTACGAATTAAAAAAAGAAAGTAAACGATTTACTTTCATAAACTTAAAACATATTAAAATATGGCAACAGGTGTACCGGCTGCTGGATATACTCCAGCACCAAAAAAACAAGCGTTGGCATCAGCTTATTTAGATTTCACAAATGGAACTAATGACTGGGCACAACAATATTTACCAGACCTTATGGAGAAAGAAGCAGAGGTGTTCGGAAACAGAACAATCTCAGGTTTTCTTTCACAAGTAGGAGCTGAAGAGTCTATGGCTTCTGACCAAGTAATTTGGACAGAGCAAGGTAGATTACATTTATCATACAAATTGGTAAACATAACTCAAGGATCAGGAGGTGTTAAAGATGCAGATCTTACTTTTGCTGGAAACTCTACTGACGTTGATGGAAACGTAGTAGCTGCAACAGCTCACGGTATTCGTCCAGGTGACATGATTTTAGTTTCAGATGCTGATGCAACTGCTAGAATGTATGTTGAAGGAGTAACTACTGCTGGTGTTGTACAAGCTAAGCGTTACGATGGCGCTAATGCTGTAGGTTCTGGTTCTGGTGAAATGGCAACTGGAGGTGATGTATCTATATTAGTTTATGGATCTGAATACTCTAAAGCTACAACTGGTAGAGTAGGAGCTAATGCTCCATCTTTCAAATCTAGAACTAACAAGCCGATTATATTAAAAGACAAGTATGAGATCTCAGGATCTGATGCGTCTGCAATTGGTTGGGTTGAAGTTTCTGGTGAAGAAGGACAATCAGGTTACTTATGGTACCTAAAAGCTTCAGGTGATACTAAAGCTAGATTTTCTGACTACTTAGAAATGGCAATGATGGAATCAGTGTCTGGAGCTGGAACAGCACCAACAAGTGCTGGTACTAATGGTATAGGCGTTACTGGTACTGAAGGTTTATGGGAAGCTCTAGAAACTAGAGGTAACATATCTACTACACTAGATAACACTGCTACTTTAGCTGAGTTTGATTCAATCATCGATCGTTTAGATGAGAATGGTGCAATTGAAGAGAACATGATGTTCTTAGATAGAGCTACTTCTTTAAATATTGATGACATGCTTGCTGGATTAAATGGAGCTGCTCAAGGAAATGGTACAACTTCAAATACTGCTGGTTCTTCTTACGGTGTATTTAACAACGAAGCTGACATGGCATTGAACTTAGGTTTCACTGGTTTCCGAAGAGGTTCTTATGACTTCTACAAGTCTGACTTCAAATACTTGAATGATAGATCAACTAGAGGGTTAATCAATGCTACTGACGCTACTAACGCGATTCACGGTTGCATGATACCTGCTGGTGTTTCTTCAGTGTATGACCAAACTTTAGGTAAAAACTTAAAGAGACCATTCTTACACGTGAGATACAGAGCTTCTCAATTAGAAAGCAGAAAGTACAAAACTTGGACTACTGGTTCAGTTGGTGCTACTACTTCTGATTTAGATGCGATGGAGATGCATTTCTTATCTGAAAGATGTTTAGTTGTTCAAGGTGCAAATAACTTTGTATTGATGAAAGGATAAACATTATCTTTTAAAAGAACCGGGGCTTCGGCCTCGGTCCTTTTATTTTTTTATTAACTTATATTATATTATATTATGGCAAAAACAAAAAAAGCTTACGCAGGAGATCCTGGCGATGAGCATGTAGAAAAAGTGGTAGAAACTCCAGTTATGGAAGCACCACCGGTTGTAGAACAACCAAAAAGAAAAGAACCTAAAAAAGAAATTATTAACGATTGGGAAGTTAAAGATCGTATATACTTACTAAGTGATGGTTCGTCACCTTTAACTTTTGGTGTTAAAGCAAATAAGATTTATTACTTTGACAAGGAAAAAGGTTACGAAAGAGAAATCATGCTAACTGAAAATCAAAACACTCCATTTGTAGATGAAATGAAAGGTCAAATAAGACCAGGGAGAATATTGTTTAGAAACGGAACGTTAGCAATACCTAAGGAAAAAGTAAACTTTCAAAAGTTTATGAGTATATATCACCCAAGAGTTAACAAGCTTTATCATGAAGTTAGACCTGCTGTAAGAGCTGCAAGTCACTTAGATAACCTAAACATAGAGTTAGATGCTATGATACAAGCTAGAGAGTTGTCTATAGATATGGTCGAAGCTATTATGAGAGTTCAGAACGGCTCTGCGGTTGCTAAGATGACTTCTAAGGAGCTTAAACGAGATATACTTGTATTTGCTAAGAACAACCCAGTTTTATTCTTAGACTTATGTAACGATGATAACATACATTTAAGAAACATTGGTATCAAAGCTACTGAGATGGGTATATTGAAATTATCTTCAGACCAAAGAACTTTTAGTTGGACTTCTAACAATAGAAAACTAATGAACGTTGCTTTTGATGAACACCCTTACTCTGCTTTAGCAGCTTGGTTTAAAACCGACGAAGGTATGGAAGTGTTAAATCAAATTGAAAAAAGAATGAAGTAAAAACCTTGTAGATGCGGTCGCTCTTCGGGGCGATCGTAAACTACAAAATAAATATATATATGGCAATAATAGTAGCAGGACAAACAACAATAAGTATAGATACAGTGTACCAAAGAGTACTCGCACTTGCTAATAAAGAACAAAGAGGCTATATTACTCCACAAGAATTTAATCTAATGGCTAATCAAGCTCAATTAGATATATTTGAACAATATTTTTATGATCTAGCTGCTATGACGCAGATGAGTAAAAGAGGAGAGGAACAACGATCACCTGGCGCTAACAATCCGTTAGAACCTGATTTTGGAGACTCTGTTAATATACTTAGAGAAAAAATAAATATATATCAAGGTGCTGATGTCGCTCTGACATACAACGCTGCAAACGGTGCATTTTTCATGCCCGTGTTATCCTCAACAATTTATAGAACTGGTAGAATGTACTACTCTGGAACAGGTGGTTCTAGCATACCTTTAAAACGTATAGAATACTATATGCTACCTGAGTTAAAAGAACTATTCGATGCTAGGACAGCTTCGAGATGGAGTTCTAATGACGCTGCGGAGTATTACTACACAGAAAATACTGACGGTAGTTTTTCTTTATACAGAGAAAGCGGTGGTCAAACACCTTTAACTAGTGGTTTAAAAATAGAAGTTGTAGCAGAAGTACCTAGAGAAGTTAAGTGGGGATATGTCGTTACTGGTGAGAAAGCACTTTACAATGTAACAACTTCTGTAGACTTTAACTTACACAGATCAGAAGAAACAAATTTAGTTATAAAAATATTAGAACTAGCTGGTATAACAATTAACAAACCTGGTTTAGTTTCTTTGGCTTCAGCTGAAGAACAACAAAACGACGCACAAAAAAAATAAATAAATGGCAGATAACTTAATAACATTAACACACGAACAATACTATGAAGGTAAGGACGGTACTCAATTATCAGGTGATGATAGACAGTATGGTAATTACCAATTTATTAAAGTTGGTGATGTTGTAAACGACATACTAGCTAACTATGGTGGAGAAGGAATGATGCTAGCTGGTA